CTGACAACATGGATGAGAACACCAACATAGCATCGGTCTGGGCTTATGACGCGTCTCTGGGAGATGTCGTAGTCCGGGGCGAGCTGTCGACCGGTGAGGATTTCACAATCCGCATCAAGGACACATACGGTTCCATCAGCGCTTCCATGTTCTCGGCTTCCGATTTCATTTTTGCTTAATCGCCTGAGCCCGGCGGGGGCATTTCGTCTGTGCCGGGCTTTCGCATCGAAAGATCGCATCAACGCCGCAGTTGAGCACCGTCGCGCTGGCTGGCCTCGATCCGCTGAAGGATCTCGCGCATCACACGTGTATCGATGGAAAGGCTGTTGAGCGTGTTCTCGACAGCCTTCATTGAGGTGGCCGCTTCAGCCGCCTGTTTCTCCACCGCCGAGATCCGGAGCTCGTGATTGTCGATCTGCCGGAGAGACACCTCGGCTGCCGTCAGGCGCTTGTCGAGGCGGTCGATCGAATTGGCCTGCGAATCCTGATTGGCGTTCACCCTCTCCCATGTCGCGCCCCACGCAATGAGGCCGCCGGCAAAGCCGAACAGGATGACCAGGGTGTTGAGGTTATATTCAAACCTCCATTTCGGAGTTGCGACCATCTTTTCGGTTTCCTGTGTTTCAGCCAATGCCCTGCCCCTCGTATGCAATGCTGGATGGTTACTGCTGCGCCGCGTCGTGACGGGCGCACTCGCTCTGTGTCCAGGCGCGGGCGCCGCATAGCCCCGCGACTGTTTCGTCGATCTTGTCCTGATCGGCCGGTGTAGCGCCTCGAGCGCCAACCAGTGACGTGCCGACAACAGCCCTAGCCGCCTGGTTGAGACGGTCTTTCGACGCACTGACCTGTTGCGTTGACGTACAGCCGGCCGCGCTCAATGCACAGACGGCGATTAAAGCGAGCCGCATCCGCTTCATCTCGCAGTTCTCCAATTGCTTTGTTGGTTGCGGAATCCAGTTCGGCACGTTCGAGCTTCCGGCCCTCTTCGCGCGCCGCGGGAATGATCCAGAGCGCGTTGACCGTCTGCATGCCGAAAAAGACGAGGACGCCGCCGGCAACGGCGCCGGCGGCCAGAGAGAGGCGGCTGAACATCACGCCATTCCCTCGACCTGCTTTGCCACCGCCTTCCGATCGGCGTTCTTGCGCCAGTAGAGGAAGCCGGCAATGCCTCCGAACGCGACCAGGATCAGGAGGAGGTTCTGCCACGGTATGCCGCCGATCGCGGTGAGCAACGAGGCGCCCCCGCCGATGACAGACGGGGTGATGACCTCTTTCGATTTCCACCACGGCGCATCGAGGCTCGGTGGCGTGATCGGTACCGGGACCGGCTTCTCTTCCGTCACCGGTGCGGCTTTGACCTCCGGCCTTGCAGCCTCGCCCGGCGTGAGCGCGACAAGCGCCGTATGCATCGCAGCGCGCGTTTTCGGGCCAACATCGCCATCGACCTGCAGGCGATGGTCAGCCTGGAACTGAAGGACGTTGTCGGCACGATATCCGAGAAGGACGAGCGAGATCCTGGCCAGGCGGTCGAAGCGGTCGGACAGACCGTTCTTGCCGCCGTTGATCTTCTTCGTGATGGTCTCGGCGTCACCTTCGTCGGCCCAGCGGTTAAGGTCTCGGGTGTCCCAGTAGAACAGAGGCGCCAAGCCTTCCCAGGGGTCGGAATTCACCGCATCCGGATCCTTGACGAAGTCCGGGCAGTCGAGGCCGGCCGCGCGGCACCAGTTGCGGAACTGGCGATAGTTGTCCTTGCCGGTCAATTGCATTCCGGTCCGGCCGCGGTAAAGGTAGCCGTCGCCGTCCTTCTCCGGCGTGTTGCCGAGATCGGTGCGAGTGTCGTAGCGCTGCTGCGCCGGCGTCGGGCCCCAAATCTCGCGATCGTAGCGGAAGTCGCCGCTCTCATGCATGAGCTGGGCGAAATACTGCGCGAGGCGGTGCGGTCGGTCCATGCCGAAGCGCTCGCCGTACTTGTCCAGCGCCACAAGCACGGACGCGAGGTTGCTCTCGTTCACCCTGCCCTTCGCGGCAGCGCGAACCTGCTGAGCGGTGATGGCGCTCATCGGTTTCTCCTGATTATGAATGTGGGGTTACGACGGAAGGGCTAGTCGAGCAGGATCGCCGCGCCGGGAGGCACGGTTTCATCCATCTGATTTTTCCTTTAGTTGAGGCTTGGGGTTAGGTCGCTAACGCAGCTTCCAAAGCTGTCACGCGGCCAAGCAGGTCATCAATCTGGCCCTGCTGCTGCTGGATTTTTGCGATTAGATGCGCCACGAGGCGGTCATACATCACGCCTTCGGCCACCGGTTCAGGTAGCGGCCGAGTTTTGGTGACCCTCTCGATTTCTATGCGTTCGATGACCTCAGTCTCACGCCTTATCAATGGACGGCCATCGGCCCCCACTAGATTCGTTTCGACCTCGCGCGTGACCGCCTCAGTAACAACATGCTCCTCATCTTCAAAATAAGTCTCGTCGAGGCGCCAGTGGACCAAGCGCGGATCGAGCGCACCAACCTCTTCAGCAATCAGACCATACCAGGACCAGCCGGGATTATCGTGTTCACAGAGCGAACGGTACCATACCGGGCGCAATTGCATCACGACGTCGCGGTAATCAGGCTGCAGATCTTCGACTTCAGTCTTGTACCGTCCGGAGGAAGTTGAACGGAAAAAGCCCCCGGCGGTCGAAACATACGTGTTTGCTGCGGCCGCAGTTGTGGTGTTGTAGGCGTAAGGAACACGAAGCTCGCCGGGTCCGGTGATGGTCACCGAACTCGTTGCCGACGTCCAAAACTCCATCCGATCGTCGGACAGGCCATAGCGCACGCGACCTCGACCGGCTTCCGACAATTTGCCGAAGACGAGGTCACAGACTCCCGTGTCGCCGCCGATCATTTGCAGGAAGTTGTTGGTGGCCTCATTTTCGAGGTAGAGGGTAGTATTGCTTGAGACGCCTGTCGGCGCGCTCCCACCGCGTTGGATCGACAAGTCACCCTGCGCCGCTCCTGACCCGAAGTTGCTCAGCGGCGCTATAATATTTTTGCCGTTGGTGAGCATACGGAATTTCTCGAGGAAATCGGCATTGATCGTTCGTCCGAAGCGAAGGGTAGAATTGTTCGATGCGAACACCGCCGAATTGTCCGGCATATTGCCGATAACGACGCAGGGCGTCGTGCTGTTCTGCCGCGCGATCTGGAAAATCTGGTTTACGACGCCATCCGCCGTTTCGAGGCTGTCGCGTAAGACAACGAGGCCGCCCGTCCCCGACGAACTCGCACCGGTGATAATACCGCCAGTTCTCGCGAATGCCTCAATAGTGTTGCGCACAGTCGCCGCGTCTGCGTCGTCTAGGATCGTGCGGGCAAAGGCGCTCACGGTGGCGAGCGAGGCTGAGCCCGCGCCAGTGAAATATGCAAGCCTGTCTGCGGCCGGCGTCAGGGCTGCCAAGGCCGTGAGCGCCGCATTATCAAGTCGCTGGATATAGGTCGAGAGCGCCTGCGCGTTGACAGTCTGCTGCTGCAGATAGGCCGTGTCACGGACAATCCAGTAGCCCTGCCCGGCCGCCGTCGTGCCACGCCAGGGCTTGGCCAGCGTCAGCTGGGTGTTGCTGTCGACCGACAGAATAGGCACGGGGTTGCCGTTGCTGCTGTCGAGGCCGAAGAGCCCGCCGGCAATCAGTGCCGTGGCCCAAGCAGTCCCGGAGCCGGTGACCACGGCGCTGCCGGCGGTCACGGAAACCGTGCCCGTTACATAGGGTATGGTCATGTGATTTTCCTAAGCTGGGATGCCAAAGATGTAGTAGCGGATGCCCAACGGCGGATCAGCGCCGTCGGTGTGCCATTCGAAATCATCGCCTTCGTAGTAGTCGCCGACATTGCCGCGAAAGGTGCGGAACCTCGCGTTGTTCGCCGTCAGTTCGCAGTACGTGCTGTTGCCGGTGTGAGATTGCCCCTGATATCCATATTTCAGGATGTCCAGGAAAGGCATGCGCACCCGGTTCTGCCAGGATGCGTTGATGCTGAAGAGACTCCCGCCGCCGTGGTAGGTCATATATTTGACCATCGGGAACATGCCCGTACCATCGAAGGGGATATCGACAACGTTGCCGTTCCCTGACGTGACGTTGAAATAGCCCTCCGCCAGGAGTTGCACCAGCGGCCAGCGGGTATCTATGATGATGTCCGCCCACGAGGGTGGATTGGCGGCCCCGGGTCTACAGAACTGCACGACGTCTTGCGTGCTGTCGTTGAATTGACGAAGGACGTTATAGGTGCCGGAAGTCGGGCCGCTATTGTCCTCGAGATACAACATGAACCGAGCGCGCATGGCCTGCGTCGCATCGAAATAGATGCGCGTGCCGTCGAACCAGTATTCGGCGCCAAATTTCAGATCTACGGGATTGTTCGGGTACATGATCGTTGAACCCGTGTAGAAATGCACGTCCAGCGCAACGTTGTCAGTGACGGGAAATCCGCACTCATAGAACGATTGACCGGACGGAAGCGCTATGTCCGCCGCCCTGATGACCTTGACCGGCAAGCGAGTGCTGTCGAACGCGAGCTGCGCGTAAGTCGCGGTATCGACGTTATAGCCCGGCTTCGCGATCTTCATCGCATTGTTAGCGATCCGGATGGTTTTGGTGCCGTTCGGCGCCAGGTTGGGGGCGTCGGCGATAGGGGTATTATCTCCTGGTAGGTCCCAAACGACAAGGCGGCGGTACCGGGTAGAGAATGGGTTGAAAGCGTCAATATCGTCTTGCTGGTCGATAAACACAGCCGTACAGAAATCGGAACTCCAACTCGTCCCGTTCGGGTATTCGCTGGCGTTAATCAACCAGCTTCCCTGGTCACGGTTGCCGGTGAAATAGGAGCCGCCGCGTCCGGACCGGTATTTCCCCTTGTCCTCCCAGTCCACCATATTTTGGTTATAGCGGATGCTGCCGTTGCCTTTGCGCTGTTTCCAGTCGAACAGCGGCACGTTGTATCGGAGCTTCGGGAAGAACGACTTGTCATAAATCCAGATGCTTTCACCGGAACCGCCAAATTCCAGCGTTTCGAAATTGCTACGCGGTGCACCGGCGGGAGTTGTTCGGACGCCCTGTCCTCCAAACGTGTTGCAAACCGTGATGTCGGCAACTTCCATGTTGAGATACTTCGAATTGTAGAGAAACTTCGACCGTTGGCTGTCCGGCGTGGTGCGCGGATCGTCGGCGTTGCTTTTCGTGATTTTGAGGCATCCTGCGCCGGTCGAGTCGACGCCAATCATTGTGCGAACCATCAGCTAAAGATCTCGATCGTGCCGTTGTTGAGGTTGATTTTCATTTTGCCGTTCAGTGACTGGAGAAGACCAGCCGTGACCGTACCGATGTTGGCAATTGCCAGCTTCAGCTCTCCGTTCTCGAAGACCATCGGGTACTGACGGCTGCTTCCCGAGGTGACGAGGAACTGATCCGCTTGGACTGCCATGCGCGACTTCTGCACGCCGCCCTCGGTGTAAAGCTCGACATAGAAGCCCGACACCTTGAAGCTCTGGCTGGTGCCCGCCCGTAAGAGCACCGAGAAACGGGCATCGACGCCGGTCGGCGCCGCAACTGCTTCGAACTTCACCAGGCCCTGCGCGAACCGCCCGTTGAAATCGGCACTCACCCCGCTGATGCTGGTCGCAAGCGAACTGTCGCCATTAGCGCGCGCGGTCTCTTCCTGGATTAGCCGGGCAAGATTGCCATCAACTTCCGCATCGAGGCTGGTGATGCTGCTGGAGAGCGCACTATCAGCGTTTGCCCGGGCGGTAGCTTCCGCTTGGATGGCCGCCGAATTGCTGCCCGTTTGCGCTGTGAGCTGGGTGATCTGGCTGCTCAGCGCGGAGTCTGCCGTCGCTCGCGTCGTCTCTTCGGTGATCAGCCGCGCATTGGTGGTGCCGAGACTTGACTGCAGATAACGCAGGAACTGCGCGGTCGCTTCGTTCTCGGAGACGCGCACCCGCCGCTCCTCGGTGATCTGCGCCAACGCATCACCGATACTGGCAACGATCTGCTGCCGCTCGATCTGGCCGACGGCGCCCTCCAGCGAAAACGCATCGAGCAGCTCGACCAGCCGCGGCCGGAAGAACTCGTCCATCTCCTGCTGCAGTTCCTTGAAGCGGTTTAGCGCATCGTCCTGCAGCTGCTGCAAGCCGGTGAGCAGCGTCTGCAAGCCGGTCGGCTGCGCCGTCGTCTTCCACGTCGTATAGGTGCGCAGCCGGTCGGGCACCGTCGTGATCGTCGCGCGTGCGTTGTAGACCTTGCCGGAAACGACGTTCTTCGTGGTGCGGAATAGGCCGTCCTCAGGCGAGGTGCACTGATCCTCGAACAACTCCGTCGTGCCCTCGATCTGATAGGAGAAGCGCACCGCCGTAATCGTCGGATCGTCCGGCGGGGTCCAGGTGAAGACGAGCGCCGGCGTGTCGTAGCCCTGCGCGCCGTTGATCATGCCGACGGCAACATTGAAGTTCTGCACGGTCGACAGCAGCGACGGGTTGATCGGCGGCGTCGGCGGAATGACGATCGGGCCGGGCTCGATGTCGTCATCGTCATAGATCGCCGCACTGGTCTCGGAGAGCACCAACGTGATCCGCAGCCGATCATCGGCCCGCCATTCGCTGATCAGCCAGCTCCTGCCCCGCCAGGTGATCCACTCGCCTTCCTGCACCGCGAGGCCGAAACGGCGGCTGACGGGAACCGTCGCCTTGCCCCCCATGCGGTTCTGCCGATAGCGAATGTTGAGCAGATACTGCGCAATGTCCGGATCGGTCACCTGCAGGAAATCGATACTCGTCTGCCTGTTCCGGCCATCCGCGGCAATGTCCGCATTGACATAGACCGGCTTCAGGCTCTCCGGGTTCCACATCGATTCGATCGAGGTGAACTGGCCGGAAAGGTGATTGAAGCGCTCGAAGGCCGAAGGCCGGAACTGCACGTCCTTGGCGCGGTCGATCGGAATGTCGGCCGCGGTCAGATCTTTGACCGGGATCTGCGGTGCGCCCGGAATGACGCCGGAGAGGCCGCGGCGGTTGAGGCCGTAGCCTGCCATCGCATCGTCGAACTGCTTCAGCACCTCGGTGTGATCGTCGTCGCCGCTGACGAACAATGAGCACTCATAGGTTTTCTTGCCGTTCGCCCGCAGCGTGTCGCAGACGTTCATCGCCACGAAATAGGTGGCGAGATCGATCTGGCCGAGGCTCTTGCCCTCGCCGATCAGCGTGCGGCCGGAGATGAGCGCGCGAAGGCCCAGCTGATAGTTGAGGCGATGAACCGCCGGATTCTTCGTGTGCGCAAAAGTCGAGGGATCATTGAGGCGCTGCGGACCAGATCCGCCGGCAACCGTCGAGTCCTTGCGCGGATCGTATTCGCGAAGCCCGCGCAGCACGAATTCGAGTTCCGGCCGGCCTTTCGAGCCGAAGAGCTTGTCGCTATAGATTCGCTCGACGACGACGTAGCAGATGCCGGCATTGACACTCGTGGTCTTCCACTTGTTGCCAAGGGCCGCGGTGACGTCGACCAGCTTCTGATCGACCAGCTGGCCAGGCCTGCCATCGTAGAAGCGGATCGTCAGGACCGGATCGCCAGAGCCGTTGACGAAACCATCGATATGATAGTTCGCGACCTCGTTGCCGATCTCCGGCCGGGACACCAGCGCTTTTTTCTCGCCATAAATGTAGACGTAGGGCTCCAGCCCGTCGCACCAGCCATTCGCAAGCACGAAGACTTCGGCATTCCATTTGTTGCCGCTGCCCCACTTGGCATAGAAAGTCCGCTGCCCCTTCGTCTTGCCGACGCCGTAGAGCGTGCTGACAGACACGTCGCCGCCGAACTGGATCTCGCCCTGAACGGCCGTGTATTTCCGCTTCTGCTGCTTCTGCTGCCCGAGCTTGCCGATCGCCAGCTTGGCACCGAAGGCAAGCGCGCCGCCGATGAGGCTGGCAGCGAGCGCAGAGCCGCCGAACAGCGCGCCGGCGATCGCGGTCGCGATTGAAGTGAAGATTGCCATGTCGGGTTATCCAAGGTGAAAGGCTGCGATGACGTCGGCGAGGCCGTGATCGCTGCGGCCGCGCTCGGTCTTGGTCACGAAGCGGCCGCCGAGGCAGACGCCGACATGCTCGGCGCCGTCAGAAAGGCGCAGGATGACGAGATCGCCGAGGCGCGCTTCCGCCCCGCCCCTCGGCTCCTGGCCGAGCTCGACCGCAAAGAAGCTCACCAGCGATGTATACCCGCGCCGGCGCAGCGCCCGCTGCGCACCGGCGAGCGTCCGATAGGCGCCACAGTATTTGGCTACAACCGCCGAGCCGGACAGCGCGTCGACAAAGGCGCAGCCGAGCATGAAGCAATCGGCCGAGCCATAGGCATAAGGTTTCGCAAGCTCACGCGCGAGCGTGGCTTCGACGATCCGAAAGCGGTTCATGTCGATTTCCACTAGACTTTGAGTTGCATTTTTGATTGGAGACAAGCCCGCAATCAGGAGACCGGAATGACTGACTCGGAAATGCGCGCCACTGTCCAAGCCACCTTCATGATGCTCCAGCGACTGATAGTCGAAGTGGCCGCCATGAAAGGCGATGAGGCTGCGGACTGGATCGACGAATTCCGCGACAGCTTGACCTCAGAAATGAAGAAGGTCGAGGAGCTGCAGGCGCGCCGCGCCGATATCGAGCGCTCCGCGACGACGCGAATGCTCATCGATGGAGTTGCCGTCATGGCGAAACGTCATCTTGAGCAGAAACAATCTCAATCAGACAGCTAGCGCGACACCTGTCCCCATTCCTCGGGGATCGTCGCATTCGTCGCCACGTGCTCGAGTCCCGTGTCGGTCGGACTGTTGTCGAACTGCTGCTCGGCCTGCGAGCGCTTGACGCCGGTAGAGCCCCGCGCCGACCGGCCGGGCGGCTGCAGGTCGATCATCATTGTCAGCGCCCGTTCGGAGCCTGAGACTGCGCCCTCGTTGTAGCGGATCTGGTCGATCTCGTAGATCGACGAGGCGAGGATACCGAGGACCGCATCCGTTTCGGGATCTCCAGCTAGATGGGAAATGATCACCGGAGCATTCTGGTAGTTGTATTGCTCAATCTGAGCGACGGCGTCCTCGGGGTTGCTGACTGGGATGTTTGAGAAGACGATAGTCCGCGTCGTCACGGCGACGCCCACCGCGCTGACCAGTTCGCCCGGCTCGAGAAAGCGGTTCGGAAGATAGGTCAAGCCGTTGTACGTGTAGGGCCGACTCCCGCGATGGTAGCCAACGGTTTTGCCGGGTAAATCGAAGCGGATGAGGTCGAGCCGTGCAAGGCGGGCGGTCTCAAGCGCACTCTCGACTGCAGGATCCAGCACACTCATGAGAAAAACATCTCCGTCGCGGAAAAAGAGGCTTCCCGACCGGCCCACGATTTCGGTGCCGCCACACTGCCCGGGTCGATGGACATGACACACGATGGCTTCTCGAAATGGACTGTCGCCGTTGTAGTAAAATGCTGGGTATCCAAACCAAACATGATCGAGAGCGTGACCACGCCGCTAGCGTTCGCCGTTGCGTTCTCGACGATCCGATGAAGGGATCGGATCAGCACCGACTTCCGCAACTCGACATAGTCTCCTGATGATAGCTTGAAACCAGCCGGTAGACCTGAGACGACGATGGTTCTGCTGTTGGTGATGGACTGCAGAACCGCGCCGCCGTTGAATGCCCCTCCCCCTGCTTTCGTACCCGCGAGAGGCTTTCCGTTGTTGTGGGCGATCGGGCGCGGCCGAAACAGGTCGTATCCGAGGAAAGGTGCTCCGCGCGAGCTCGATTTCATCACAAAGGCATCAAACAGGCCGTAGAAGGCGGGCGTCATCCAGTTCGTCGCGTATTGCGCTTTCCAAAATGGAGTGCCCGCGGCCTGCTCTTCGGAACGCCGGCCCTCCATCATTGACACGTCTGTCGGGTTGATGGGGTCGAACTGGCAGTCTCGCCATGGCAAAACCGGCAGCAGAATGGGATCAGCCATACTGGACTTCCCCGTTCATATAGAGGTTCTCGCGTGCCGCGTTGTTTTGCCTGACGACGTTGACCGCGGCGTCCTGGCTTTCCGCCCGGATCGTTGGTCGGAACATCGGGCCTTCCTCTCCGATAACGCGAAGGATGATCTCGCACGGGCTAGATGGTGTCGATGAGGACGCGGATTGCGCAAAGTTGACGTTCGCTGGACGCTGAAGCCGATGGTAAGGAACGACCTCCTCCCCACCTTTGAAGCGGACGAGCTCCGGTCCCTTCTCGCCGACCCATGCGACGCCAGGTCGAGCGGAGTTTGTGCCGTTCGCATACCCACGCAGCCCAGCCCATGGGTCGGCCTTTGAGCTACCGCCGAAGAGCCATCCGAGCAGCCCTCCTCCGCCAACGCCGCCTCCGGCTCCGCTGACTTGGAAGACCGCATCGAGGACATCATTCAGCAGCTTGTCGGCGATCCGATCGAGAACGCCCAGGGCCGCCTCCCCGAAGGACTCCCACACTGACTTGCCTCTCTCGATGCCGGAGAAGAAGTCGTCGAAGAAGCCTCCCGTCACGTCCCGCGCAAAATCGAGCGCGATACCCATCTGCCGGGTCTCTTCCTCGATCGAGGCCATGACCTGCGCGAGAGACGACAGCTCGCTCTTCTGGGCATCAGTGAGCGAGATGCCACGCTGCTGGGCTTCATTCAGGAGCTGCGTCTCGTAGCGGAGCGCGGCTGCCGCCTGCTCGGTGAGGCCGATAGCGTCTCGTTCTGCTCCAAGCGCAGCGATCTGGCGCTCGGCGCCCGCGACGATGTCGGCGTACTTCTCCTGCTCGCTCTTGCCGCCGGCGCGCTTCTTTGACTTCTCGTCGACGTCGGTGAGGCCCTTGGCGAGTTCGCGTAGCTTCTCAGACGCCGCGGAGGCACCACGACTGATCGCGTCAACGACACCGCCTACGTAATCAGTGCCTTGTGCGGAGTTGTAGGCGTCTTGGGCTGCCTTCAGTGCCGCTCCGGCGGCGCCCGGGTTCGGGTTCTTCAATTGCCCAAACTCTACCGGCGGCAATATGAAGTCGTTATAGTTCTTCAAAGGTTGCCCGATAGATGCCGACCAGAGAGCAAATCGATTAATCAGGTCGTTGAGGCCGTCAACTGCCTTTTGGACCATCCGTTCGATACCAGCGATCACCTTATTCGCCGTCGCGTAAACCACGTCTGACAGGGCGGATGGCAAACTCGACCAGACGGTCTTAATGGCCTCGTACCCCCCAACGAATGCTCCTATGACATCGTTGATGCCATTCTTCGCATCGGCGACAATGTCGCGTCCGAAGATTTGGGCAAGTTCGTCGCGGAAGATGTTGGCCGCCGCTATCGCAGCCGTGATTCCGGCGACGAATGCGACGGCAGGGTTCGCCAGCATGAAAGCTCCCGCGACAATACCAAACTGAACTGTCAATCGTCCGAGCAGCGCGATCAACGAGATGATGCCGCCGACGATCGCGGGCGCATACAAAAGGGCGAGAGCGGCAGCAGCTGCGACAGCGTAGGGCGCCACGGTTTCTAGAACATCCGCCAAGGCTATCAGCGCCGATTGCGCTAGCATTGCCCAATCAACCATCTGCAGGCCAGCGGCCGCCAGCGCGATTATGCCGATCGTGAGGAGGCTAACTGGAGAGAGCACCGACAAGAAGGCTGTACCCAATCCCTGGACTGGTCTCTCCATGGAGGAAAGGACCGCGGCCAGTTGTGTGCCCTGCTGGAGGGCAATTTGCAGCGGGCCCATTCCCATCTGCGCGCTGACAGCAATGTCTTGGAACTGAGCGGCTATATTTCCAAGATTGCCGCGCGACGATGCGCGGTTCTGATTAGCCGCCCTGTTCATCATCTCGATCTGCTTTGATGCCGATGCTGCGGCTGCCCCCTCGGCCGCATAGGCCTTTGCGGCAGCTGATGCCGCGCCGGTTGCGCCACGATTTGCGCCAGACAGACCATTTGCGGCGGCTTCCGCGCGAGCGGCGGCGCCGGTGAGCTGGTTAAGTGCGTTCGTCCCCTTCTCAACGGATGCGCTTTCGACCTGCAGCCCGAGCGTCGCAACATCTGCCATGGCTTTTCCTTTTCTAAGAACGTGCGCTATCGTCCCGCCGATTCAATCGGAGATGATCCATGCGCCTAACAATAGGGATAGCCGCAATCCTTGCTGCGACCAGCGTTCAAGCTGCGGAATGCCAAAGCGGTAAGGCTACGGCACTTACACTTACTGATTGGGCCGCGACGATGAAGGAGGGATCTATCGGTCCCTACCCTTCGGTCACTATCAAATTCCGGAACGACAGCCCTAAAGAAATCCGGATGGTGAAGGCGTCTGTTTGGTTCATCGACGCGCTCGGCGAGACAATCAGCGGAGTAGAGTTAGACAAGGACATTCGGCTAAAACCGGAAGCAGAGGCCGAACAGGTGTTTGCGATGACAGGCTCGGTCGACTTCGAACGCTTGACAACTTTGGAGAAGAGAGATGCGTCGGGGCGCATCTGCGTCCAAGCGGCAGTCTACGAAGACGGCACCAAGGAAGAGTTCAAATGAACGGCCGTCTCGTCCAAACATTCGCGGTCGTGGTGATGGTGCTGCTTGCCCTCGGTGGCTGTAAAACCTGCAAGAAAGGCAAGCCCTGCGGAAAGACTTGCATTTCTAAACAAGACACCTGCCATATAGACTGATACTAGTCCTGAACAGAGGCGGCCCCGCAGCCGCCCCTCCACAGGGATTTTTCTTGCCGAGGTACCAGGCATCTCTCAGACGCGCGGCGACGGAAAGCTAAGGGCTTGCTTCCCGCGCCCTGATCGCCTCGGACTCTTTCTCAATCTCGGCACAAAACTGAACATCCATCGCTCTGAGAATTGCGATCTCTTCGCGAGTAACGATGTTGCCAGTGAGTTGGACCCAAGCCATCAGCTCAAGATTGGAGATCGGTACCGGGCCAGAGAACCCCGGTGGCTGCGCCTGGCGGAGTTCCCAAAACCATTCCCAGATGAAGGCGCCGTGGTCCGGCACCTCCGCTTCCGGGCTTTCGGTATCGAAGCTCTCGTTGCGCTCCCGCCGGGTCTCACCGTCCTTGTCCTTGACGCTGTCGTAGCGCGCGACGATCGCTACGGCTTCGCAGAGCCTTTCGCCAAGCTCTTCGTAAAATTTGCGCGGTCCTCCGAAGCCGTTGCGACCTGGTCATAGATCCAGCCGGCCTCTTCGAGGACCTCGCGGACCTTTTCAAAGGTGCATTCCGGCTTTTCGCCCTTCCAGTTGTGATCGCCCCAGTCCCAGGACGCGACGGAGGCTGCCGCCTTGTCGAGATATTCGGCCTCGACCTTGCTGGCGGTCAGCTTCTTTTTTCGGCTGGCCAGGAACTTGTCGCTGTGCTGTCGAACGACGCGCTTTACCGCATCGCTCTCCGCGGATCGGATCATGAAACGAATACCTACGAGCTCATCGGTATCCGGGCCCGTGAGGTTAAGCTCAAAGAGGTCTTCAGAATTGACGAGTTTGGAGATGTCCAAGGGTCACCTATCGATTACGGGATTACAGCGGGATTGACGCGGATTGGCAGCTGGTTGAGGCCAATCGTGAAGCGCTCGAGCTCGAAGTCGTCGGAACCGCCACCAGGATAAAGCGGGCCGGACACGACGCCGCGGCTGTAGAAAATCGTGTTCGTGAACCCCTCGCCGCCATCGTTGCGCTCGACCTTGATCGCCATGTTGTCGAGGTTGAGGGGGTTGCCGAAAGTGCGCAGGATGACCTGGCCGGCATCGTCATGCACAGAGGCGACCTCGATCTGCGGATCACCGGCATTCGCCGTGCCCTTCTGTTTCTGGGTCACCGGCTCATCGAGGGTGTTGTAACTGTTCATCGTCGACTCGGCGCCGAAATCGCCGATATTGCCCACTTTGCCAACCTGTACCCAGGTGAGCGCCGCATAGGCGGACTCGATAAGGTCGGTATTCTGGGCAGTGGCGCAAACATAGACCTTGCTGCCCTTCTTCGTTGCTTTGTTTGCCATGTCAGTTCTCCGGTTCGAAGGCGATGTACGGAATGGTGACGGGGATCTGCACCCGGTCACCGTCTTGGAGCGGGCCAGCCGCCCATGGCTCGCTGCTGATCGTGATCCTCACGCCAGAGGCGAATAGGGTTTGGTTCTTGAAATGGTCGATGACCTGATCGGCCACATCGAGCGCGGCAATAATGCCCTGCCCGACTGGCCAGACGACGGATACCTGTATGAGGCCGCGCTTCAGCTGAGGGTCGTCACCGACGGTAATCTGGCGTGTCTGGTTGGGCAGGAACGCGAGGCGAAGATATTTCGCCGGCGTCTGCTGACCGGCGGGCGGGAACACGATGTTCGGCGCGGCGACCGGCAAGACCTGTGGCATTGCAAGTAGCCGATCGGTGAGCGCTTTGAAGATTATTGCGTCGGTGCCTGCGGCCATGTATCGGGTACCTATGTCTGAAAGGCCGCCTCTCACCGACGATGAAGCATATGAACGCATTCATGCGGCGCTGCTTGCCCTGGGCCGTGAGAAAGGTGCAACGGTGCGCGCGGATACGAGTCTGAAGGCCGCGCGGAAGGCCTTGACCTTGCTGCAGCTTGGGCTCGTGGCAGCTATGGAAAATGGAAGCGACGCAAACGCCGCAGTTAAAGGTCGAGGCGGGCCTTCAGCTCCGCCGCCTTCCGATCCACAATGATCGGCCAGTTTTGAGCGGCTAGCCGGACGAAGCCGTCTGCGGGCTGTCCGTTTGCTCCATATTCTCGGTAGCCAGCGTAGGCGGCGGTGTAGCCGAAGTAGAGGGTATCCCCGATGTCCGCGCCGGCGATCACCGCTTCGATCTGCCCGAAATCTGGTGCGTAGGTTCCGCCAGTCACCGGCACAGCGGAGGCGGTGATCGCCGGCATCGCGGTCGAGGAAGCGAGCAGCGAAGCGCGGAGAAAGCCGGTGTCCACCCGCATCCGGCCGCCCTGACCGACCGGCTTCTGCATCTCTTCCACGACTTCCTGCGTTGCCTCCTTGAAGATTGCTTCGACAGCGCCTTCGACCTTGTCGGCCCACTGCGCGACTGCCGCCCTAAAGGAAAGGTTTGCCATTAGACGCCCTCTGCACGGTACCGGCGAACGACCGCGCCGATATGATCGACCTTATATTCCAGCCGGCACCTGCAGCCGGAGACTTCTGATATCGGCGCGCGAGGATCGCCTGGAAACCGCAGTAATGCGCCGGACGGGCTCTGAAACACCTCATCCACGCCCACGCTTTTGTCGTTCAGAACACGATGTGTGTGGCGCACGCGGCTGTCGCCGGCCGACCGCCACACCTTCGTGACGTCCTGCGCCTGGACTTTCCCCGCCTCGATCTGCTGCCGCATCGCCTCGTCTCTCGCCGAACCGAGCGCCATCATGGTTTCTGTGCGCGCCAGCATCTCGCCGCGGAGAAGCAGGTTCTTATCGCGCAGCCTGCCAATGATCTTGATCAGCGCCTCGCCGGTGACCGGCTTGCCCGCCCTGATCGCGGCCATCACGGTCCGATCGAACCGCCTGTCGCGCGTTTTAAGCTCGAAGTACCGGTTCATTAGGTCCGGTTCGCCGGACGCCAGATGAACGCGCGTCCGCTCGATGAAGTCGATCTGGTATCGCGTCAGGCCTATTATGCCGCCCTCTCGACGGCTCGTGACGCGGCTCTGCCGTCCGACGACGTCGAGTGCCGTCGATCTCGGGTTTTCGCCGCGTGCGAGCCCCTGCGCCAGCGCCTGGCGGATGCCCTGTCGCTGATCGTCGGTGATATGCGTGACCATCGTCGAGGACAGATCGCGCAGGATCGCCTCGGCTACCGGGTTGCGCACGCCAAAGCGCCAGATCACGCGGTTGCCCTGCGGGTCCATGACCTTCGGCAGTTCACCGACGGCGTTGGTGCCGCCGGCGTTGAATGCCTCCTGCAGCGCGATTTCGAGCGCCGAGAAGGCCTCGGGCTCTATCTGGATCGCCTCGACCGCACCGTTGATGTCGCCACGCTCAAGACGCTCGATCACGCGCGCCAGCACGACGGACGAGCGGATTTCCTCGATCGCCTCACGGAAGGCAGCCGCCAATCGTGGTTCATACGTGGCGAGCAGCTCGTCGAAAGTCACGGCGCCGCCTTGGCGATCTGCTTCTCTGCCGTCTGAGTAGCCGGCTTCACCAGACCCATCTTCTCGAGCGTGGCCGCCTTGACCTCCGTCAGTTCTGCCTTGTCACCGGTCTTGTAGCGCTCGAATGGCTTCACGACTTCGACCTTGATCTTGCTCATCGGGGTGGCTCCTTTCACCACTTGGGCCAATCGACCTCGGGTCCGGGCTCGGGCTTGGCGACTACTTTCGCGATCTTGTCAGCTGCTTCCCTGCCGTACAGGTTCACAATGACCGCGAAGATTTTCATGGCCGGTGCATCGGCCACCTTGTAGAAGTCCTGTGCGGGCACGCTCATGATGCGATCCTTCCTATGAAAAAGGCCCGCGGAGCGGGCCTAATGAAACAGATGTTTAGTCAACTTCTTAGGGTCCTACGACGCCACCCACCTGCTGCCCGTATGGTGGCATGATGCAGAAGCAAGGTCCTCCGACCGGACCGGGTTGATTCATCATGCACATCGGCGCCCGGTTCATTGGGTTGTAGCAGCGAAACCCATACTGGTTAGCGGGCTGGCTCATGCCGCCTTGAACAGTTGTAACCTGGATGTTTGGAGAGATATTGATTTTTCCTCCTTCGGCGTCACCGTCAACGCTTTGGCCGCCAGCCGCCACACAGCTGCACAAGAACAAGCAAATCAGTACACAGAGTCCCGCCTTCATTCTTCAGAGCTTTCCGCTGGAGCCTCGACGGGAGGCGCAGTTCCTCCTGAAGTCGTGCCGGGTTGACCACAGTTGGCTGTCATGCCGGCGCAGATATCCCCGACTTCGGCGCTGACAGATCCACCTGTCGCATTCCCAACCTGCGTCTGACCGCCGGTAGCACACGATGAAACGAACATAAGGATGCAAGTCGTAGTAATTGCTTTGGAAATATTCATTCTTCGTCCCCCCACGAAAATTAGATTATGATAATTTAACGAACAACCAATGTAAATTGGCGGTTGAAGAATGTGGAAAGGCTCGCGCTAATCCCTTCCCTGGACGATGAAGACGACCGGCGTGATGCCGTCGTATTTGTTCGGATCACCGGCAACGATGGCGTAATCGGAGCCATTGGCGCTGACGACGTCGCCGACCGTCGGCTCGATCGGCAGTCCGACCGCTGAGATGTAAATCTGCATGTCACCGGTCTGGATGACGGTTCCGTCGATGTAACGAGCCTCGTAGGCAATCGGCACCAGCGTGGCCGGATACAATGTGACGACAGAATCGCCGCCGTAGACAGGATCCGAAGGTGTGATCCGCTTCACGGTACCGCCTTGGCCGTATTTGGCGATGAGACGCTGCGCGGTTGCCTGCAGGCGTGCATAGATCGGGTTCGCCATCCTCCACCCTTCCTTTTCGAGAGCTAAGCCTTATTTACGCCTCATTGCCGCAAGGCTCCTTACCCAAGGATCTGGGGGACATGTCCGCCGCAATCAGCATCCTCGTCACAATCCTATTCGTCATCGTTTTGCTCTATCTCGTGCAGAAGCTTCCGATCGACTCTTCGATGAAGCAGATGGCTCAGATCGTTGTTCTGATTGTCGGCGCAGTTTCGTTGCTCAGTTCTCTGGGCGTGTTCTGATCGGCATTACACCACCAACGCACCTGGCAAGACCGGCGTCAGGAACGGCCAGAGCAGCCCCTCGATCGTGGTGACGACTGGCGTCACGAGTGCGACAAGATCATCGATATCCGTTGAAGTAGAGGTTGAATACTCGACTTCGAGCTGTCCAATCTTCTCCCGTTTCACCGTAGACGTGCCGGTGACGACGGGCGAAAGGCTGCCCGGGTTCGTCAGCTCGAGAAATGCGGCCTCGTAGGAGGCGTTGATGATCGCCACCGGCGTTTCGCCCGAGGGTATCGCCTCACCGTAATAGGTCGTGGCACTAGTGCGCGGCCATGCACGTTCCTGGGCATAGCCACCGGTGCGCCGGCCGCTGAACCGCGGCTCGTACCGATCGATCACCAGAGAACCGCGCTGACGTGCTGCGGTCTTCTGGGCATCGGTCGTGCCATCGGGAAAGACATAGCCGGCTTCGGTTGCGTACGTCGTGAAGCCGTCGTTCGTGCCGTATCCAGCCATGTCGATCTCCGATGCAAGTGTCGCCCGGCAGCGAACCGCCGGGCTGATTGTCAGGGCTGCGTTGCCAGTTCTTCCAAAGCAGCAACGATCTCGTCCTTAGTGGACGGGGTCTTTTCGCCGAGCAGCTTCTTGGCGGCCGACTTGAAGGACATGAACTGCACGTTCTGGTCCTTCGCCATTTCGAGCACTTCGAGTGCCGTCTTCGGACCGTCGCTGTCCTGGTTGCTGGCCGACTTGGAGACGCCTTCGATCTTGAGGAAGCGAAGGCGCTTGGCCTTTTCGAGATCGACGCCTTCAAGATCGACGTCGCGGGTATCACCCGGTGGGATGTAGACCGCCCGCCCCTTGGAGCGGACGCCCTGCAGCGCCTTGCTGTTGTTCGTGATTTTCATCGCTGATCCTCCGGTTACGGTGCGGTGATTTCGTCGCCGTAGGCGGCAGCACCCGGCAGACGCCATTCGGTACCGCCGGTACGGGCGATGATGCCGGTTTCGAAGCCCATGATAGACTTCTGACGCGGCTGGAGGACGCGGCGGGGCATCGGCAGGTGGAAACGGAGGACTTCCGAATCCCGGCGATACACGACCATGCGGCCGCCGCCGTCCTGTGAGGCATTGGCGAGCTCACGCAGCGGCTGGATGTCGAGCTGCTGGCCGGTTTCCGCCGTGTAGACGTTGTTGCGGCGGATGTATTCCAGGAGGGTCAGGAGTCCGTCGCCCTGGCCGAGACGGCGGGTGGCGATGAGGCGGAACGCTTCCGGCGGCAGCCGCAGCGTGTCGACCCATTCGACCTCGGACGTGTTCTCCCGAACGCTGGAGATCAGGTCGTTGATGTCCCGAAGGATCTGGTCGTTGGACTTCGCCGACCAGAAGGTCGAAGAGCCCGTGCCATCCGCGGCAACGTCGACACGCGAGACCTGCGGGTCGTTGACGAAGCCGGTCCAGTTCTTCTCGGTCGTGCCGACCATGGCAACCGAGTTGAGCAGGCGCTCGACCTTGTCGGAAGCCGACATGGCCTTGGTGCCGTTCAGGTCGATGCCGTAAAGCGCCGCCTGATTGACCTCCTCGAGGTTCCACTCCCAGCCGGAGCCGATCATCGCGAAGTCGTGGCTGGCCATGTCCTTCGTGGCCTGGTTGAAGGGCATGTCGGTACCGGCGCCGGAGAGGAATTTCGCCTCGCCTGCGGTATCGACGGTGAAGAAGGTCGTGCCGATCGCCCAGGCGTTGCCTTCC